GTCATTTAAACTTGGTGAGCCCGCCTTGCGCGGGCTTGCTCTCGGCACATTGCGTACCACAGGAGGGTACGATTTCCAACAAGGATGTGTCTCAGAAGGGAAAGGTATGCCTTTCCGCAAATGCGGAACAACAGCCGTTACCTTTAAAGGAGCCAGCAAAAGAAACTCGAGTAAGCTCGAAGAAGCACAAGGAGTCTTCGAAGAGCTCAAAGAGTGGGGGTGGCCAGAAGTCGGTGCCCCAGCTGAAAGAGCCAGTCTCTCTTACCAAGCCACTCGTTTCAAGCCATCCCAGCGACCTTCAAACTGGGAAGAAACAGTCAAGAAAGTCAAAAGCTTATACCCCACCACACAAGCGAGTCCCGCTTGTAGCAAATGGAGCCTCGACGAGCTCAAAAGGCAAGTCGAGTTTGAGTGTGAGAACTCAGTAAACCCGAAAGGGTCTCCTGGCATCCCTCTTAGTGCCTTAGGCAAAACAAATGCAGCTGTTTTGAGGGATTACCGGAGTTTCATTGTGGATTGCGTGGTAGAACGCCTTTGGATCTTGGGAAATATAGACGTTAGTAAGTATTCTCCCGAGGAACTAGTATTGATTGGAGCTTGTGACCCCGTCAGATTGTTTGTCAAGCAGGAGCCTCATAAAATTGCGAAAATCCAGACTAAACGATTTCGCTTGATTTCAAGCGTTTCGCTGATTGACCAGTTGGTTGAGCGTGTGCTGTTTGGAGTACAAAACAGAGTCGAGATTAGTATGTGGGAGATGATACCGTCAAAGCCAGGGATTGGTTTAACGGACGAGATGGCAAAGAAAGTGTTTCTTAACACTCGAATGGCTAGTTCTCTGGGTCCTCTCGCAGAAGCAGATATCTCTGGATGGGACTGGTCAGTCCAAGCCTGGGAGTTGGAGGCGGATGTGGAAATTCGAATTCAGCTTTGCAAGGGTTTACACTCTTGTGCCAGTAACGCCATGCGCGCTCGAATGTTCTGTTTGGCTAACTCAGTGTTTTCCTTTTCTGATGGACATATGGTAGCTCAGGTTTATCCTGGGCTAATGAAATCGGGTTCTTACCTGACGAGTTCAAGTAACTCTCGCATGAGAGTGTTTGACCATTATGTTCTCGCCACTCAAAGTCCTACATGGGTGCAGGCCATGGGTGATGATTCAGTGGAGGTTGACATTTCACGACCAGGTAAATCGGGAGCTGAATTGTATGAGTCTTTAGGCAAAACGGTAGGAATGTACAACCTCTGTCCGCGAGATGCGTCGGATAGAGTTGAAAGTTTTGAGTTTTGTTCTCAACGGTTTGGAATAGGGTGCGCTGTGCCCTTGAACTGGCCAAAGATGTTAGCGAAGTTTGTTTCTAATAAAGACATTTCGCTTGAAATACATGACGCTCTTATGACCGAATTGAGACATTTGCCAAGAGGGCTACTAAGAAAGATTCGGGATTACACCCTTGGCCTTGTTGTTGAGCAAGGTCAAAACAAAGATGTATAGGTTATGGCTGCTGCTGCCGAGGTGGGAGCGGAATTAACTTGGGCTGAATTAATAAATCTTGGTTTAACTGCGCAGGAGATTGCACAAGCTGACGTTGCTATTGTGTACCAAGAAGCACTAGCGACACAGATATCACAGCGTGCGATAGCAGCTAGCGCAGGGCTTTTCGATTACCCAGGTGCTTTCACTGCAGCCTATACAGCTCCGATAACAGTAGGAACCGGAGCACTATCTACATTCGAATTAGCTGCGGAAGCAGCTACCGGACTAGGAGCTTTAGCAGTAGGGGTTGGATCTATATTCGTTGCTTGGGACGCTTGGTCGCACATACGTGACAACAAGCCTCAAGTGGGTCGAGATCCCGCTTCGAAACCATATTCCCCTTCGTCAACTAGTGCTGGTTATCCAGTGTATTACCAACCAAACACCGGAGTGATTCGTGAGTCACAATGGTTAAGTCTAGAACGAAGGGGCCTAAGGGCAAGAAGGTCAAGACGCAAACGTCGCGAAAGAAAATGACCCAGCCTAAATCTGCAATGAAAGCTCGCCCCTCTTCTGGCCCATCGTCTGCTGTGTCCTTGATGCACAGCGCCCCCGTTACTATTGGTAACAGTATATGTGGGGTTAAGCCGAAAGTCCAGAATATTCCAGGAGGGGTACGTGTAACTGGTCGAGACTATATCTTCTCAACAACCCAGACTGCTTCAACAGACTGGACGCTGATCGGAGGTTTGCCTTTGACGCCAGCTGCAATGTATGGTTCAGCCATTCAAAATTACGTACGGATGTATGGTTCGTGGAAGCTTGTAGCTGCCGCTTTCCATTTCATTACTGCAGCAGCGACCACCAACGCTGGTGAAGTTCTGCTGTATACACAAAAGACACACTCAGATCCAATGGTGAACTGGGCTAGCACAGCTTTTGTGCCATTCGTTTTGTCTGATCCCGGTACTGTAATGGGACCGGTTTGGATGAACCACACCTCAGTCTATAAACCTGAGGATTCGTGGAGAAGTACTGATTACTTGAATGGTGATGATTTGAATGATGAAGCCGCGGGAGACATTTATTGTTTTCAGAAAGGGCCAACTGCTACTCAAAGTTACGTTCTTATGGACTATATCTTTGAGTTTAAGGAGTTGAGTGCGAACCCTAAACGCGGACTTTTGCCGTTAGAGAGGACAGCTTGGTTTAATACCTCTCTGGGTAAGAATGGTGCAAATGTTACGAGTGGGACTACAGCATTTCAATTGAATGTGTTTGGAAACAACTTGTCAGGTCAAGCTGCCAAGGATCCCACTGGAGCGTCCCTAGGTGATATCTACAAGGTAATTGTGGATAGCACAAATTCTAGCTACGGATCGGCTACAACAGCCAATTTAGTAGTTTTGAAATATCCTTCGGGACAGGGCGTTACCATAGTTAATGGTTTCACTTGTTACGCATTACTGGATAGCGTTACGACTACGTACTCGTTGTTTCCGAGTTTGTCGTTTGCTAGAGCCGGAGTAAATAACTTCGTTTATGGACTCACAAACGGATCTCTTACGTTTAATCTACAGTGTTGGTTGACACTGATTGACGGAACGGAAGTTCAATCGTCTCTGTAATGTGGTAG